GTATCCGTCCACACTAAAATATTATCTTTTGCTTTAATGGCTCCCATAATTTTAGTGCCATCTTGAAGTCTTTGACTTCCAGCACTGTTGATTGCGGTTGGCGCAAAAGTATTAATTGTTTCTTGGTCCGAGAACCGTATAAACATATCATCTTGACTTGTGGTCGCACCAATTGTGGTTTCTGTTCCAAATAAAACTAAGTGTCTTGTTACAGGAGACATCATCATAGATCGAGACGCTGTTGGAGCTGACGTGGTTATATAACTTGTTGTGGTTGTTGAAGCGCGTGTTGTGAACCGTGCTGCAATACTCGAATCCCAGCTATAAATTTTTCCATTAGCAATGTTAGCTAATAAAACATCACCAAAATTATCAAAAGACCAGAGTCCTGGTTCTAGAGTCACGGTGGATGCTGCTACGGCTGATCCCCAACCTGCATAATCTGTAGCATTATCTATCACGTCTTCATCAGCATGAGAAGAACGGGTTGAACCATCAACCGCTCTAGTAATTACGGTTAAATTGTTGGCGGAAACGGCAGTATAATCAATTAATTCATTTCCAATTGCAATAGTTCCTCCACCGGCTGGAAAACCAGTGCTAGAAGTTACAGCAATTGTGGTTCCTGTTGTTCCAGAAGTGTTATCCCCTAAAGTTCCATCTAAATCAGTAGTGGCTACTCCTGAAACCGTTCCACCAAAATTTCCAACACCAAAACCATAACCATAAGTTTGTTCTGCAGGTCCAACGTAGTCGTAGGGTTTTACATCTACGCTTCCTCCGGTTGCTGAGGATCCTGTGCTTGTGAATGTAATCGTAAAAGTGGTTGAAGTAGGAACAGTAATGACTTGAAATAATTTATCTTCAAACGCAGCATCTGTTAAACCTGTACCACCAGGTAATGTTACATTATCAAATAAAACAATATCACCTACAAGTAAGCCATGAGCAGCGCTTGTTGTAATAGTGATGGTAGTAGTGCCATTAAAAGTAAAGGTAGCACTTGAAAGAGTTGTGCCTAGAGGAGTAATATCGTAAAGCGTTCCTTCAAAATAAATCAATAAAAATTTATCAGTTCCAATGGCCACGTATCGGTTTCCATCAAGATCAACAAAAGAGTATTGAGCTCTGGCTACACCGACAATGGTATCAGTTAATAAAGAAGACCACCCTCCTACTTTTTCAGGAAGGCCATATCGGAATCGAACATTATCAGAACTCACCCAGCGTCTTTCAGCACCAACTTCAGTTTGTTGTTTATCGATTCCTGGAAGGAGTTTAAAATCTACAAGAGCCATTGAGCTAGCTCCTATGATGCGCTATTCGTTTTATATATCCAACCTACCGTTGCATTGGCATATACTAACGTAATAGCTTGACCGTTAGTGCTTAAAACTAAATTGCTTGCTGAACTATTAATCTTTTCTGATCCATCAGAGGCGATCGTCAGATTGTTGGAGCCAAAATAGTTTTTACTATCAACGATCGTTACTTCCGATCCCACAGCTCCAGCAGGAAGACTAACGGTAAAGGCCCCAGTAGTATTTGTATCACAAAAAATTTGATCTCCAGCCACAGCCGTATAAGCCGCGGTATGAGTAACATAACTTTTTTGAAGCATGCCTAATGCTGTATTTGTTCCGTCCGAATAAACCAACGCAGTTGCACCGACCGGCATTATATAGCCTGTACCTGAAGCCGTCTTGACGGTTAAAGTATAATTACTTGAAGAGCGTGTTGTTGAATCTTTGACAATAAAAATTCTTTCTGCCGAAGTAGGCATAATGAAATTACGATTGCCTGCGAGTGTTCCTGTTAGTGTAAAGAATAGATTTTTACCATTAGAAGTAGATCCACTGTCCAGAGCTAATGTAACATCACCTGACGCGACATCGACCGATAAATATCCACTCGAAGCCTGTTCTAATATTTCTAAATTAGTATTGGTAACGGTTCCCCATAACCCAGCTTTTTCCCCTGTGGCTACTTTTTCTAGTTGTAAGTTTGTTGTATATGTTGATGCCATAATTTTCCTATAATGGGTCTAAATTAGTCCAGGTCATAGTTACACCTGTGTCAATTATATTCCACGTTATCACATTCACATCGGCTGCGCCAGTAGAAATTGTTAATCCACTTCCTGTAACATCTACGTCTGCTGTAATCTTGAAAGTCACTGTTCCACTCGAAACGGTAACTGCATTACCAGTTACGGCTACAGTTGCGTCTATAAGAACACTAACCGTTCCACTTGAAACGGTAACCCCACTGCCACTAACGATAATTACAGCTCCTGTACTACCTAAGCCAGCAAAAGGTGATCCTCCAAAAGATGAAAATCCAAACATATAAAATTCCTAAAAAGAGAGTGTCCAGGGTAATTGGTGGAGTCTGGACACTCTCTTTTTACTAGTATCACTTTTTAAACCAAACAGGAAGTCCTAAAAATGGTCTACCATCAAATCTATTTTCCATAGCTCCTGGTGAATTAATTTGATTATAATGAAAAAAGACTTGAGCGCAATTGTTTCCTTGAAATGCTTCTCTCCAATGTTCTAGGTCACATCCCGAATAAATAAGCATATCACCTGGCTTAAGAGCTATTTTAATTCCCTTATTGGTCGTAGGAACAAATCCACTTTCAGGGGGTTTGCCTACATTTTTATTAGGTTCTAGATAGATGTCCCATAGATCTCCTCCTAAAAACATGGTGGCGGATATCTCACAGCTAAAGCGATCTTTGTGTCTTTCTAAGACGTCATTCTTTTTATAAAGTCTAGCATAAGAGTAAGTGGGAATTAATTTAAGTTTGATTTCTTTTTCTATTCTAGATTTAACTTTTTCTAAAAGAGTTTCCATTACTAAGTCGGCATAATGAGAATAAGTATTGGGAGCTTGGTGATCTTTATTCCAGCTTCCCCATGCTTCTTCAAAAGGGGATATGTAAGAATCATCCAAAAATTTTTTAACAACCCTCCGTTTCATCTTAAAATAATCGTAGATAAAAGCAGCCAGATTTTTGGTAATGGCTTTTTTAATAACTAAATATTTTTTTCTTTTAAAACTCATACAAACCTAATATTACCTGAGACAGAAGTTCTAGTAACCTTTGAATTAAAATGCATAACCGAATGTCTTAAATCAGAAGGGAACATCATTAAGGTATTAACCTTGGGAGCAAAATGTTTTTCCGATACCACACTCCATGTATTTTCCCCATAAAGAAAACACGTGTCACCAGGATTAGCAGCGCTTGTTTTATTTTTTTTAGCTTCGTCAAGCATTGGCTGAGGAACTTCCAGCCATAGCACAAAAGATAAATTACAATGAGGATGTAGATGAACAGGATTATATTCTTTTGCTTTCATGCGATTAATCCACATTTGAGTTAATTGATATCTGGGATTAAAACTAGATTTGCCACTAAATCTTTTCCACCCCTCTATCCAAGTATTAATATAAATTTGAAGTTCATCAAAAATCCAGGGGTGTGCTCCTATAGGATAAAGATATTCATGTTCAATTTGTCCTGCTAATTTTGATCGATGAGGTTTTTTTAACTTCTTTCCTAGCTTTAAGAGTCTGGCACAGTAATCAGGATCCACAGGCATCTCTGCTAGATAGGGCCCAAAGCGAAAGCATTTATGTTCAGCGAGTGTTGACTGCATTGGATATCGTTTTAGGGACACACTGAATGTTCCAATGAACAAACCTAAAAGGTTCTATTCCCATATCCACTGGATATTGATGAGGAGTGTATCCTGGAATAATTACCATGGTTCCCGGTTGAACTTTATAATGTATAGATTCATTCGCATAAGTAATTTTATTCTGATCTTTCTGAGGAAGTTTTGTCATCATGGCTCCTTGTCTAGGATCATGCAAAGTAGGCATTGATGTTCGTTCACTTGCCTTTAAAAAATAAAAGCCTGTGACATGCTGATTATAATGCACATGGGTATTATGATGTCCTCCGCCTTTGTTGGAAAATTCCTGTACCCACATTTCAGTATAAAGGAGATTTTGATTTTTTAAATCAAAGCCACACCAATCTAAAAATTCATAGCTTCGATCTCCACAATACGTAGCAAATTCTCGAGCTGCAGGATCTATATTAATGGCAGTGGAATGATTTGATAAACCAAAATCCCCCAGTTTTCTTTTATAAATTTTATCCCTTGCTTTTAAGGTAGGTAAAAGATTTTTCTTTGCCGTCTTAAGATATTTATCGGCTAATTTGTTCATCGGTTGTATAAATTCAGGAACCTGATTGGTCCATACAGGAGTTCCAAAATATACACCGACATCAAATTTACTCATCTTAGTTATACCTCATTAAAGCAATATCAAAAGCTATTGTAATTCTTTCGTGAGGTCCTTCATGTAAATTAGTATAATGAGGAATGCAAGAGGGAAACAAAGTCATCATTCCTACTTGATTTTTACTTTCATGCACAACAGGATCATTAATTTGATTAACTGGATTCATGTAAAAGGTCGAAGTATTGTTGGATTGCACGGTAATGTTGCCACTTAAATAGGTTTTAGGGTGAACAGCATGGAGATGAGGTTTCACACGTTGTCCTTTACGCAGGACATTCGCCCATCCTTTAAGAAATAAAGGTTTATCAAAAGTAATATTAAGCTGCTTTAAAAAAATTTCATGAAACTTAAATATTTCTTTTTTTAGCTTTTGGATTTCTTTTTCCTTCCATTTAAAAATATTATATGACTTATAGCGCGAGGTTAGACTCTCGGGTCCTAAGTCCGTATAGCCATCACTGCTTGAACCTGGAGCAGAGATTATATATCCGGATCCACTATGCGGAAAAGCTTTAATTAAATCTTTTTCTTTTTTTAAAATAATCTTAGCTACTTTTTTAAAATTAACCTTTTTTATAAAATCCGAACCCATTGCATGGTCCCATGAAGGAGCAAAAGGGGTTTCAGGTGGAGGGCTTTTAAATGTAATTAGTTGCACTATTTAAATGGATATCCAAGATTCCAAGCTACCAGTGAATATCTTACTCCTTTCTTTACCCGTCTGACTCTATGCCATACAAAACTAGGGAAAACAATGATAGAACCTTTAGGCAATATATCTTTACACACAGTTCCCACTTTAGGATTATCTCTGTTGCGAAATTGAAATTCCAATTCTCCACCCTCATAATCTTTTTCATCAGATAGAGAAACAGTAACGGAGAGCTTTCTTATCTTACCTTTTGTTGGGCCTTCTCGATCATAAACCCCATCCCAGCTATCACAATGCCAACCATAATATTGACCAGCTTTATATTTGGTAAACTGACAAGACTCTGACCAATCCCAATTAAATTTCCAACCCGCTCTTTTATTAGCTTCATGAATATAAGGTTGTATTTCCTTATAAATCCAGCGCTCAGCCATCCAGACAATATTAGAATCCCTTTTCTTTTTTAAATTTTTGATTTCTTTTTTATTCAAAGGGTTTGTTGTTAAATTCCTGTCACGTCCAAATCCTCCTGTAATGGCCATCTTGTCTTGTTGCTGTAATCCATATTTGACAATATCATCACAGATTCTTGGGGAAATGGCGGATTTAAACCAATAATAATAATATCGTAGGTTCATAAAATATACTCATAAGCCATGGTTAAAAAAACATTCATCTGTTTAGATGTATTTGGAGATATAAAATAACGTTGCGTGGAAGGGAAGATAATAAATTTATTATTTTCCAAGGGAATATGCCAAGTCTTGTTTTTTCTTCGGTTATCATCGTATTCTATAACCAGTTCACAGGAATCTTGAGCCACATCTACTCCGTAAAGACAGGTATAGTCTGGTGACTTTTTTAAATCAATTAAATTAACTTGATTCCTAGAAATGGAAGACTCGCATGAATTATAAATATTTCCCCATTCTTTTTTACCAATTAAAGTTCTATGATAATCCGCTTTAAAATGATCTTGGAGATAAGCACTCAACCATTCCAAAGGCTTTGAGAAAGGAACTTCAAAATCGTCATAGGAATAGTCTTTTTTATTGTGGCTTAAACGTTTTTCAGAAACAAAGCTGTTGAAAATATCATTTTTGAGTTTATTACGATCAATTTTAACAATCTTAACAGTATCTATATAAACGTCTATCTCACTTAATACTTTCTTCTGCATATAGAAGAATATATAGGATTGAGGGGGTATTTGTAAAGATTAGTCTACGACTTTGTCCCAAACTTGATTGGTTTCGTTCCAAGTATAGGCATCTTCATTTCCATCTGCGTCGTTTGTAATGGGTTGAGGTGTAGGGGGAACCCAGTGACCTGTTGTGGTATCTAAAGTCCAACTCGCATAAGGCTGTTTAGGTCTAAAAATATCATTATCTTCATCATACAACATTCCTACTCCAGCAAAATGTGCACGGAAAGGAGTACCGCCTAATTTATGTGTTCCAGCTCTCGTATTATAAGATGTTTGAATCCACATGGATTTTGGCCAACCATGAAGTCTTTCTAAAAACTCTTGTCCTATTTTTTCACTTTCTTGATCATTAGCGTCAAGGATATCGCTGTTGTTAACTACATGAACAGCAATTACTTTTCCATTAATACCTAATTTTGCAAAATGTGCCATAACATCCTATTGAAATTTGTATCTGATTAAGACGACGCCTGAGCCACCAGTTGTTCCTCCACCCGGAGTATTATTCTGATCTCCACCGCCGCCACCACCAGTATTAGCAGTGCCATCGAGTGCACAAACATTTGGACTAAAGGTACCTCCATCGCCTCCGCCACCAGCACCACCGTCACCAGCACGACAAATTGGACCAATTTGTGCACCACCGCCTCCGCCGCCACCATATGCGACAGGAGAACCTGATATACAAGTTGTTCCTCCAGCACCACCATTACCTGAAAGTGAACATGCACCAGGTCCAGCAGCACCAGCAGCAGTTGCTCCACCACCGCCTCCGCCGCCTGCTGAAACCATTGGTGCTCCTGTGCCACCTGTACCACCGGGTTGTCCTTGTACCGGACTTACGGGTGGAACATTTCCTGTTCCAGCAGCACCAGGACCAGGATTACCACCTCCGCCTCCACCAGATCCACCAGGGGAACCAAGAGACGTTCCAGGAGGACTTTCTCCTCCTCCGCCTCCACCACCAGCAGATGATATTGTACTAAAAGTTGAAGTGCAACCACTTCCACCCTGTTGAATAG